GGTGTAAATCTTTTTTCGGTCTCTCCGTCTTCGTTTACAAATTCATTGCTATATTGCCTCTTAGGCTTTCTCTTCTTTTTGTCGTTCTCTAGATTGAAGTCTTTAATATAATCCTTATTATCAGCTAATAGTGTTAAATATGAACCTCCATATGCCCTTATAAGGGTGCTATTTTCAAGTTTTTCTAGTTCTGATATTATAGTATTCATGGCATCAGCACCTACTGGTAGCTTATCAAGAGCTTCTTGATTACTATAACCATATTTTGCTCTAAATGCTTCAAATCCTTTTAAACCTAATCTCAGGGATGCATATCTATAGTCTTCTAGTGTAGCTAAGAAATCTTGTCTGCCTCCTCTCATTGCTGTTTCTAGGTCTGCTAAATCAGCACCCAATGCTTGGAACTCAGCAAAGTTAATAGGACCTAATCCAGTAGCACCAGTATCTGATTGCTCTTTCAATTCGCCCATTTTATTAAGTCTATCTTTTGATGTTAAGATTTGTAGGTTAGCTTTATTTTCATTAAATCCTCCACCAATACCAAGAGGTCCAGCATCAAAGAAATCAAATGCACTCAGGAAAAAACTTGATTTTCCAGCATCTCCAAACATTTGTTTTGTATTATCAAATATCCTATCAGTTACAGTAATAACTTGAAGTGTATCTTCTACAAGACCTGATACATATCCTATGGATTTAATTTCTTGTTGTTGTTTCTGTTTATCTATATCTTGTTGTTCTTTTGGACTCAATGCTATTGAACCAGTTTCTGATGCTCCTTTTAACCATTCTTCAAATGCTACATAATCATTGCCACCACCTAATATATAACTAGCCTGTGCTTCTTCAAATGGATACTTCTCACCTGTACTTTGTTCATATACTAATGCATTAGATGCTATATTTGAAATTAAAGCATTATGTGTCTTCTCTCCTTGTGTCTCTGCTAATTCTTTTTGGGCTGTATAGGCTTTAGCAGAAGCCTCTAAATAAGCTGTTTGGTCTTGAGTTCTTCGTGACTCTATTAAGGCTTGCTTCTCTTCAATAGCTAAGTTATCAACCTTTAATTTATTAATTAAATCAGGTCTACCTTGTTCTATCAGATATTGTTCTCCTACAGTTGAGTCATAAACAAGTTCTTTTTCTCCTGTTGATTCGCCTTCTGCATTTAAAATATCTTTATATGTATAGGCTGATGCTGTTGCTTTTCCTAATACTTCTCTATTCTCAACAGTTCTTTCAAGTTCAAGTAGTTGTAAATTTTGCAAATTTGATGCTATTTTGCTATTCTTTGCTTGTATGAAATTATCAGCACCACCAGTTAGGATTAAGCTATCTTGGTAATCTACTTTGCCATTTTCATAGCTATCAAATGCTTTACCTAATGTTCCATCATCTGTTTGTAGAAACTCCAATAACTCTGGGTTAGCTTGAACCTTAGCATCAAATGATGCTAGATTTACCTGAGCTTGTTCCCTCTCAGACTTAGCAGTTTCATACCTGAGTTTATCCTCTGCTTGTTTTTTTTGAATAGCAGTAGTAACTAAATCTATGCCTTTTTCTCCTAATCTAGCAGTAGTAGAATAATCTATCCGTGCTAGACCAGCATTAACTGCTCTGGGTTGTTTAATTATAGCCATAACTTAATATCTAAATTTACCTGCTCTTCTTCTATTAACTGGGTCTGGGTTGTAACTTGCACTTACTGATGATGATTTGTCTCCACCTCCAAAGAGTGTACTTATACCAGAACCTATACTACCTAAGAAATCAAATGCTTTCTGGAATCCTTGAGATTCTCCAAAGAGTTTGTCATAGTATCCTGTATACTTGTCAATTTTACTCATATACTTCTCGAAATTATCCATTTCGCCCTTCTCTCTAGCAATTTCAGCCTGTGATTGATATCCCCTGATAGCATTTTGTACTTCTCTGAGTTGTGCCTCATTTCTGTAATTTGTGCTACCTAGGTCTACCATAGATGTAAAGTCTAATACTGGCTCTACAACATTAATTCCTAACTCATATGGAGATTGGTCTAGCATCTCTGAAGTAACATCTCCTACTACACCTTTCTCTAAATTTGCTTGATTATATGCAGTCTGTTGTAAGATTGCTTCATTTCGAGCTATAACTTCATCTAAACCTTCATATGTTTTAAATAGTTCTATTGGGTCATCTACTCTACCTCTTGATTTAGCAAATTCATATCCAAGAAGTTCAGCCATTGATTGTTGTCTAGTAGATGGTCCTTTGGATGCTCTATCACGAGTTCTTTGAAGTGACTCTCGCATAGCCTCCAATGCTTCTGCACCTGCTGGGCTTCCTAATAGTTGTGCCTGATAATAGTCCTCTGCTTGTGTTTCTAAGAGTTCTATATCTTCTGCCTTTTGTTGTGCCCTTAAATCAGCACCCAATGCTAGTTGTCTAGGTGATAGCTCCTCTTGTAAGTCAAGAGATAAGTCACCCATAGTGATATTGTATTCACCTAGTAACTGAGCCACACGAGGGGATGTTAGTCCTTGTCCTCTAATAGATTCAGCTATATCCTTACCATGAGTTGTCCGAATGATGTTATATACTGCATCATTCTCTTCTACTTTAAAATCTTCGTCTTCCATTGGTCGCTCTCCTATTATACCACCTCCGTCAATATAGATTGGGTCAGGGTCTGTTGTTGGGAATGCTGGGTCATCATCATCCTCTGGTGGAACATTCTCTGGGTCATCTTCATTGTCGAATATATCATCTGTATTATTGTTGTTATTGTTATTATTTTCTGGGGCTACTCCTGTACCACCTCCTGTCCCTATGCTTATATTAGGGTCTCCGATGTCTATATTGTCATCATCTAGGGGGTCATTCAGGTCAAAGCCTCCAAAATCGTCTTGTGCACTAGAGCCATCATCGAACTCTAAATCATCGTCATCGTCAGGTGTCACCACCAAATCAGGTAAGTCATAAGGGTCATCTGGGTTGACTACATTATCAGGATTACTTGGGTCTATTATTTCTTCAAATACATCAGCATCATCATCATCATAGTCTGCATTAGACCCTACTCCATCTCCATCTGCATCTAACCATTCGTCAGGATTTAGTGGGAAAGCATCTGCATTATCGCCCACTCCGTCCCCATCTTGGTCTTCTCCCTCGTTAGGGTCATTTGGAAAATCATCGATGCTATCAGCATAACCATCTCCATCTGTGTCAGCTACAAAATTAGGGTCATCAGGGAATGCATCAGCATTGTCTCCGACACCATCACCATCGGAGTCCATAGATTCGTTAGGGTCTTCTGGGAACATATCGGTATTATCACCGACACCATCAAAGTCTAAATCCTCTTGTTCGTTGGGGTCATCAGGAAAGTCATCCAGTACATCACCTACGCCATCACCATCAGTATCAGTATTTTCTAGTGGGTCATCTGGGAAAGCATCTATATTATCCCCAAAACCATCTCCATCCGTATCAACTGTTTCTGATGGGTCAAGAGGAAAGGCATCAGCATTGTCGCCTATCCCATCGCCATCTTGGTCTTCCTGTTCGCTTGCATCCTCAGGGAAATCATCATAAGCATCTGCTAGACCATCACCATCTGTATCAAATCTAGCATCTGCATCCTCAGGGAACATATCAGCATTATCGCCTAGACCATCACCATCGGTATCGATTGTTTCACTAGCATCCTCTGGAAATGCATCAGCATTATCTCCTATTCCGTCTCCGTCTGTATCTATTGTTTCTGATGCATCCTCAGGGAACATATCAGATGTATCACCGATTCCGTCCCCATCACTATCTATTGTTTCTGATGCATCCTCTGGGAACATATCGGCATTGTCTCCAACGCCATCCCCATCAGTATCTATGGTCTCCAATGCATCTTCAGGGAACATATCTTCATTATCCCCCATTCCGTCTCCGTCTGTATCTACAGTCTCATCTGGGTCTAATGGGAAAGCATCTGCATTATCCCCTATACCATCATTATCTTGGTCCTCTTGTTCTGTAGGGTCATCAGGAAAGTCATCATAAGCATCTGCTAATCCGTCTCCATCAGTATCGTATCTAGCATCAGGGTCATCATCAAATTCATCTTCATTGTCCCCAAGTCCGTCTCCATCAGAATCTATGGTTTCATCAGGGTCATCAGGGAACATATCTTCATTATCTCCCATTCCATCTCCATCAGAGTCTATGGTTTCATCTGCATCATCTGGGAACATATCTTCGTTGTCGCCCATTCCATCTCCGTCACTATCAACTGTTTCATCAGGGTCGTCTGGGAACATATCTTCGTTGTCACCCATTCCATCCTCATCGGAGTCCATAGACTCATTGGGGTCATCAGGGAACATATCAGCATTGTCCCCTACGCCATCAGAATCGCTATCAGTAGTCTCTGTAGGGTCTAGAGGGAACTCGTCAGCATTATCTCCTATGCCATCATTATCTTGGTCTTCCTGCTCACTAGGGTCATCAGGGAAGTCATCAATGCTATCAGCATATCCGTCATCATCTGAATCATATTTAAAGTTAGCATCTTCAGGAAAGTCGTCCTCATTATCTCCCAATCCATCTCCGTCCGTATCTAATGTTTCGTCAGGGTCAAGAGGGAACATATCTGCGTTATCCCCAACTCCATCACCATCTTGGTCTTCTTGCTCCGATGGGTCATTGGGGAAATCATCTATACTATCAGCATAACCATCGTCATCTGAGTCATATTGGAAATTTGCATCCTCTGGAAAATCATCTTCGTTATCACCTAAGCCATCTCCGTCCGTATCGGTAGTCTCTAGTGGGTCTTCAGGAAACTCATCCTCGTTATCTCCGACCCCATCTTCATCCATATCATTCCACTCATCAGCATCGTCAGGGAATGCATCTGTATTGTCCCCTATACCATCTTCATCTCTGTCTGATGTTTCTCTTTCATCTAATGGAAATGCGTCAGAGTTATCTCCAACTCCGTCACCATCTGAGTCCACAGTCTCTGTAGGGTCATCATCAAATTCATCAGCATTATCTCCTACTCCATCATTATCACTATCAGTTGTTTCTGTAGGGTCATCATCAAATGCATCTTCGTTATTTCCTACTCCATCACCATCAGAATCTAATGTTTCTGTAGGGTCATCATCGAATGCATCAGCATTATCTCCTGTACCATCTCCGTCAGAATCTATATACTCATCAGGATTATATGGGAATACATCCTCATTATCTCCGACTCCATCCTTATCCGTATCTTTATCTTCATCAGGGTCATTTGGAAAATCATCTATTTCATCTGCTACACCATCTGAATCACTATCTAAATCATATCTCTCGTCATCAGGGAAGTCATCTATTTCATCAGGAACAGTATCACCATCTCTATCACTAAAGTAGTCAGGGTCATCAGGAAAATCATCTTCATTATCTCCGACTCCATCTTGGTCACTATCCTCAGTCTCATCTGGGTCTAAAGGAAACGCATCGCTGTTATCACCTACTCCATCACCATCTTGGTCTTCAGCTTCTGTAGGGTCATCAGGGAAGTCATCTATTTCGTCTGCATAACCATCATCGTCCCTATCTGAACTAAAGTTAGGGTCTTCAGGGAAGTCATCTGCATTATCTCCGACTCCGTCTTGGTCTGTGTCAACTGTTTCACTAGCATCATCAGGGAAAGCATCTGCATTATCTCCTATACCATCGTTGTCGCTATCTTCAGTTTCGTTGGGGTCTAATGGGAACTCATCGGCATTGTCTCCTATTCCGTCTCCGTCTTGGTCTTCTTGCTCCGATGGGTCTTCTGGGAAGTCGTCATAAACATCTGCTAGACCATCCTTGTCGCTATCATATCTAGCATCAGGGTCATCATCGAACTCGTCTTCGTTATCTCCTAGACCATCTCCGTCTGAGTCCGTAGTCTCGGATGGGTCTTCAGGAAACTCGTCAGCATTGTCACCCACTCCATCTCCGTCTGTGTCTGTAGTCTCTGTGGGGTCTGTAAAGAAAGCGTCAGAGTTATCTCCAACTCCATCTCCATCTATATCATCCCATTCTGTAGCATCATCTGGGAACTCATCTTCATTATCTCCAAATCCGTCACCATCAGAGTCAGTTGTCTCATCAGGATTCAATGGGAATGCATCTGCATTGTCCCCAATGCCATCTCCGTCTTGGTCTTCAGCCTCACTAGGGTCATCAGGGAAATCGTCTATACTGTCTGCATAACCATCTCCATCACTATCAAACTGGAAGTTAGCATCCTCTGGGAAGTCGTCAGCGTTGTCGCCTACTCCGTCACCATCTGTATCTAATGTTTCATCCGAATCCAGAGGGAAGGCATCCGAGTTATCACCTATTCCGTCACCATCTTGGTCCTCTTGTTCATTAGGGTCATTAGGAAAGTCGTCTATACTGTCTGCATATCCATCACCATCGGTATCAGCTACGAAGTTGGGGTCTTCAGGATATGCATCACTATTATCACCTACTCCGTCTCCATCTGTATCTACATCTTCATTAGGGTCATTGGGGAAGTCATCTACAAAGTCATATGAACCATCTCCGTCTGCATCTGGAAAATTAAATCTAAATTCATCAGGACTATAATCTATATTTGAATATTCGCCTTCTGTATAATCTACATCGAAATGAATAGGTCCATCACCACCAGAGCCATAGTTTTCCATCTGCTCTTCACTTACATTTGGATAGAACTGTTCTCTTATGTTGTCTACATCATCTTTCCTGAGGATAAATCCATCACCTAAATCATAATCACCATTTCGTGTTAATAACCACAGAGCAGACATGGCATCCGTATCATTTAAGCCATACATATTATCTCCGAAGTTGGTTTCTATTGCTTCGTTTATTTTATCTAGTCCAGCATCTTCTAAAGTCTTTCCGTCTAGATTCTCCATTAAATTTGTATAACCCTGACTTTCATCATCACCTAAGAAGTTATTCAATATATTATTATATGTGTTAACATCCTCTGCATTTTCTAAAGTCTCAGGGTCTATGTTATTTTCCTTTAGGTATTCATAGAACTGTGGACCAGTCCTTGGTCCTAATCTCTCTGCTATGTTATTTAGCATATCAGATGCCATGATAGGATATCCTTCCTCATCATATCCCATAGGCTCAAATCCTGTAAGAGCATCTATGATATTTCTGGAAATCAATGGAGAGAATAACTTCATGCCTCCAGCACCTAGTTCTCTCATGAAATCCTTAGCAGGCTCTAGCAGTTGATTAAATCTACTCTTTTCCTCATCTGGGGTATACTGGGAACTATACTCAGAGAAAGAACCATTATCGATGTAATATTGTAATCTGTCGTTAAATGGATTTCTAAATTGCCTATCAGCAAACATCTCTGCTAAGTTTTCATGTCTATCACTCTTTCCAAAATCGTCATCTATGAGTGAAATTGCAAGCATCTCAGGGCTAAGGAATGGTGCTAGAGCTAACCCCTTATCAGCCATATCAGCAAGCCAAGAACCCTCATCAGCATTCTCTAGGAATTTATCTAGCATTCCTCCAACTACACTAGCTATATTGATATTGGGTAGGTCTAATCTAATTCTTTCTGCGAGTTCATCATCACCTCCATCCATGATATCTTGAACTGTATCTAGGACTGAATTTATTACCCTCTCAGAGAAGTTGATGAGAGCATTAGCACCCATTTCCTGTAATGTAAATTCAGTAACAGGTCCAGCTCCTATAGGACCATCCATTAGAGCATCTCCGATGAGAGCTCCTAGCACAGTACCTCTTGTTTTTTCAGGGTCTTTAGTAAATGGATTATCACCTAATCCAAAATCAACCTCAGTAACTTCCCTAATGATTTCCTTTATCTTATCAGGGTCGAAATCACCTCTACCGAAGACATAATCCATTAGGTTGTCTTTATCTCCTCGTATATCTGGCTCTCCTGTCTCTGGGTCTATATCTACTGAAGTGAACTCTCCTGCATACTCATCACTCCTAATATACTCTTCTAGGGCACTTTGCATCTCTCCGAGTAATCCATTATCATCAGGATTGTCCTCATCCCCTCTTAGTATTTCATTTATTTCTTCTAGTCTTCTATTTATTCTTTCTTCTTCTATACGGAAACCTCGGAACTTAGATATATCCTTTCTCATTTCCAGAGAACGCTTTTCTTCTATAAGTTTTCTATAGTGTTCAGCTAATCTATCTGATTTGTCTTTTTTCTTTTCCTCAGGTCTTTCCTCATAAATATCTGATATCACATCAGCATCAGGAATCTGATAGTAATCTAGCATTTCATCTAGCTCATCTCTAAGCTCGTTGTCTATCATTGATTGATTAATGGTTTCTTCGTCCATGCCATGGAGTTGTAGCATCTCATCCCACTCAATCATCTTCTGGAACTCTTCCCATGTTAATTCAGCAGTAACTGGGAAATCCTCTAATTCTACAGTTTCATATTGTATATCGGCTATATCAGCTACATCGAGACCATCTCTCCAAGCCTCTACTGCTTCCTCAGTCAATACAACCTCAGGCTTTTCTATATCCTTATCCATATACTTTTCAGTATTTAGATATTTATCAGAATCAACATTTCCTGTATTGTAAAACTCTTCCCTAGCACCTTCACCTAAGGAGTCTAGAATAGCATCAGGATTAACTCCTTCATCCTGAAGGTCCATATAAAACTCATCATCAAACTCAAATCCTAAATCAGGGTCAAAATCAAAGGGGTCATATGTCTCCATCATTTCATCGAAGCCCATATCCCACTCATAAGCTCCGAAGTCATCCATTGGGTCACCATAGAAGAAATCATCATCTGTAGCAATGACTTCAAAATCTGGTAACTCGTAGTAATACTCGTCTGGAACTTCGTAGCCTTCTTCCCATCCGTCATAGGCACTCTCTTGGTCTTCCCAGCCCATGTAGTAGTCACCAAGAGTATTATTCTCAATAAACAAGATAAACCTATTTCTAACTAAATAGTTAAAAATAAGTCTATCTAATTTATATCCTAGACTTTTGAGAAGTTTAAACATTATCGACCATATACCACATAGTGAAGTAGCGTAGCACCTGCTGTATGTGTAATATATAAATCTTCTAAGTCTAATGTCTTCACCTGTGCTGATATAGCATCTGTATTGTCCTCTGATGTAACAATAGCAGAATATACAGCATTAGGAAAGTTAGCCCCATCAGTAAGTGCACTAAAATCTACTTGTGTTTCAGTAACAGTACCATCTGCTGGTGCTATAGCACCTACCTTCATCACTAACCCATTGGGTAATGTGATAGTTTCATGTCTAGCACCAGTTCCATCAGCAGACCCACCAGCTACAGTAGAAGGAGTGAATCCTGCTAGTTTAACTGCATCTGAGTCTACATATGCTTTGATAGATTGTTGTGTAGCACCTCTGGTAGCAGAACCACCAGCAGTATCTGAATTATCTAGCATATCATCATTATCGAAGAGAACCCCATCTGCCCCTGTGCCTCCTATCACTAATAGTGTTTCGGTTACATCAGCAGGGTTTGTTCCACTTAGATTAGCTAGAATCTTTCCATCTGCTACTTGTTCTATCTTACCTACTGTTACTGCATTATCTCCTATTTTTGCAGTAGTTACAGCACCAGTAGCTAATTGTGTACTTGTAATGCCACTATCTGATACCTTGATAACACCACCTGAAGATACCTCACAAGTTGAAGCATCAGCAGATGCAGAAGTGAGTTGTGCTCCTGTAATGATATTATTTAAAGATACAGCAGTAACTTGGTCGTTATTTGCAAAACTTTGCGTTGTTGATAATTTAGCTGTCATTATATTGCCTTTTCGTTTGATTTAAATGTTTGTGCACCAGATGCCTTTATTATTTTAAATTGTGGTCTGCCTGCTGTTGGTGTAATTCTAAATTGTAATCCATATGCTCTAAGGTTTCCTATTCTACCTCTTACGGAAACATCCTCACCCTCTGGTAAATTACCTCCATTTAAATTAGAGTATTGAGCTATTTGTACATCATTATCTAGATTTGTAGTTACAGCATCTAATGTAAAGTCAGATGATAGAACTTCAGATGACTGTAATTGTATCTCAAATGAGTTCCATTTCTTTCTATCTATTGTCTGTGCATTATATTGTCTTGTAATTAATTCTGATGCAATCGGAACTGATTGTGCTGATTGTCCAACTTGAGTAATAACTGTGTCATTCGCCAAGTCGAGGGCATCTAATTTATGAACTCCACCTAGTGAATTTACAACATATACTGCTCTATCAGCACCATTACCTCCTACAATTAAGTCTTGTATATCAAAGTTTATACTATTTCCTGCTGTTGATGTTCTACCAACAGAGTCTATAGACTCCCATTGTTTATTAAGAAAATTAAATATCAGTATAGCATTATTTGATGTAGCCTCAGTTCCATCCTCATCATTTAATGGAACTGCTAAATAATATCTATTATTAAAATATACTGCTACTGAATTTTCCCAATATGCTTTATTTATTCTTTCAAAAGTAGGATTGATTGATTCAGATAATGGAACTTCATTACCTCTAAGGTTATATAAATCTTGGAAAGATGCACCATATACGCCATTGTCTGATAGGAATAAAACATTGTTTCCTACTTGTACTACAGACTTTCTGGCTACTAATCCAAGTTCAGATGTAATTAATTGTCTAGTTGTATCTCTGAAATTTATTGAATCTACGCCTTGTACCAATGATATAGACTTTCTATTAAATAATAATAGTTTATCATCAGCAAATGAGAATAGACCTACTAGCTTATCATTTACTCCACCTTCTGTAGTACCTAGTGTACCAAAGGGTGTATCATATTTATCACCTCTCTTGGGGGATGATATGAGGATTTCATCATCTACATTTCTAGCAGTAAAGTTATCTGTTGTAGTTGGCTCATAAAAATATGGGACTGCTAATCTAAAGTTATGTGCTACACCAAATGGTGGTGCTGGCATATGTATATATCCCCCACCTGCTGATACTCTACCTATAAACTTTGATGTAATTGAACCTGATGTATCATCTGCATCAGCAAAAAAGAAAAAAGTATCTGCATCTACCCTAGTGACGCTAAATGCATCACCATCTGTTAATCCAGAAGATGATACCACAACTATCTCATCACCTGTCTCTAGATTATGTCCTGTCTCCGATACAGTTACTTTTCCATTTGTTATGGATGTATTATTGGTGCTACTCAGCATAGCAGGCTGTGTAAATGCACCAGATTCTACTTTATTAAATGTAGGAGAACTGGATAAGTCGCCATCAAACTCTAATGCTGTCTGACCATCTCTAAATATATATACTCGATTAAGAGCCTGAACCATATCAACTCTAGATGATATCTGAACTCCAGATTGATATGCTATTTCTGTAGTAGATTGGTCTGATAGTTTAATAGCATATGCTTTATCATTACCTGCTAGGATGATATATTCTACCCCATCATTAAAAAAGTCTGAATAATTACAGCTACCATATACTTGAGTAGTAAATGATGCCTGTATAGCAGGAGCTCCTATCTCTGTAGTTCCTGATGGAGTTCCACCGATACCATCTACTGTGATAGATAATGATGTATCACTAATTTTTGTAGCTATGTAATTACCAGAAGTGTAATTAGTAACACCAGATATATCACCAACAAATATAAGCGTATCATCTTGTACATAATGGTCAGTTGCAAATGTAATAGTTAATGTTGTTCCAACTAGAGAACCACCAGTAAGTGTATTTGAAGTAAGGTTGTCTGATGTAGATGTACTATCATTTGGGTCGCCATATACATAAAATGGTACAGTAAATGCTCTATTAGCATCTAATGCTAGTGGTGCTTTTGTTAGACCTATTCCTTTTCTTACTTGTGCTATTCCTTGTAAGTCAAATCTGAAGTTCTTGGAATTGGTCAGCATCCCTTCCTCTAAGGCATCAGCCTTTAGACGATTGTTAAAGCCAAAAAACCGAGTGTCAAAGACATCCAGCATTTGGTCATCAACTGTTCCATATGAATCATACCTTGACATTTTAGCACTTCCATCTTCTTAGAGCTAGTGCCTTCCTCGTTGGTCTTCCTTTGGAATCCTTCATAGGACCTTTAACGCCTCCCATACGAGCACAGAAAGACTTTTTTCTAGCCTTATCCTTACCCTTAGGATTAGAAGATGTTACAGGTGGTTTCAGGTTAGCTCCTGTTTTTCTTTTAAAATAGTCTCTACCAGCTTGGGTTAGTCCACCTTTCTTTGACTTATGTTCTTTACGCATTTCTAACCTTTGCTCTCTTTGTATTACTTACGAATTGTTTTCCTTGTCTTCCTCCTGCTTTCTTTTTCCTAGCTGTTGAAGCCAAAGAGGATTTTGATAAACTTCTAGCTTTAGCCATCGGAAGGCATCTATCTGGATTCTTCTGTGCTTTAGATTTTCCACAAGGTCCTTTGATTTTTCCATCAGTACCTACTCGAACCCAGTTTTGTTTTCTCCATTTGGCTAGTTCTCCCATTATGCCTTCTTTCTTTTTCTTCCGTATGTCTTCGATTTGCAATATTTAGAAGCACCCATATTTGCATATGCAGATGGGTACTTATCATATGTTCTTTTTGCCCATGCTATACCTGCTGGACATATTTTGTTTCCCTTACTTTTTTTTGCCATTTTTAGCTACTTTTCTTAGTTTCTTAGCCTGTCCAGCATGAGCCTTAGATGCTTTTTCTAATTTTCTAGCTACGCTTATTAATGTTCTCCTCATACCTTTTTACGCTTGGTATTAATAACATTGGGTCTTTCTTTAGCACCCATGCATTTTGCACAACATCCGTCTTTATGCATTACATCATTCCTCTCTGTGAACGCATCATTCTAGCACGATTACCCATAGGTCGTCTAGGTCTTCCAGCACTCATAGTACGAGGTCTAGCACCCATTGTTCTAGCTCTCATAGCTGGATTAACTCTAGGTCTTCTAGGGTTACGCATAGTACGAGGTCTAGCACTCATATTTCTTCCCATAGCCATTACTTTCTGCCTTTCTTTTTGAGCATTGCACGACCCTTTGCTTTCGCCTTATTAGATGGGCGACCTACTTTACTTCCATATGTTCCTTTTCCGTATGGCATAATATTCCTCCTTATT